ACTTTGCCGGTAAACCTTTTGAAATGTGGAAAGTGGTGGCTTTCATTATGGAGGTAAATTTTAACATGGGGGAGTTGTCAGAGTCAGATTTGCCCACCACAGAAAAGGACGAACTGACTCAAAAAAGCTAAACGTTGAACCGTTTATAGTGAGATTAATTAACGGTAAAATGGCAACCCTGCACGAATTACAAACGATATATAGTTTACCAGATGCATATTATTTGAGTGAAGTTTTAGACATAGAAGAAGAGCGGATTTACTTGCAAAACAAAAAGGATAGTGATGGCTGATACAGTTATTGAAAATTTAATAACGAAATTATCTTTTGATTTTGACGATGAAAAGCTGGCTAAATTATCTTTTGATTTTGACGATGAAAAGCTGGCTAAATTCGACAAGCATCTTGAAAATGCCGTTAAAGGTTTGACCGCTATCGTAGCCGGGGCCACCGTTGCCGCTACAGCCATTTTTGCATTTACGAAAAAAATAGCCGAATCAAATGATGAGCTGATGAAATTTGCACAGCGCACCGGCGTTGATATCCGGGCGCTCCAGGAGCTTGGCTATGTTGCTGAATTAAATGGCGGCTCAATCGATTCAATGAATAGCTCGCTTGAAAACCTTTCAAGAATTTCATCTGAAGCTGCAAGAGGTGTCGGTGCCGGGGTTGAAGCCTTTGGCATGCTTGGTATTTCCGTGACTGATTCAAGCGGAAGACTTAAAGAAGCGGACGTTATGCTTAACGATGTGTCAGATGCTATATCCAGGCTTAACACACAGGCAGAACGGCTTGAATTTGCTCAAAAATTAGGTATCGGCCCGGATTTACTTCTTACTATTCAACAAGGAAGCGAAGCAATAAAAAGACAAAGACAAAGATTTAAAGCGCTTAGTTTTGTGATTACAGAATCTGCTGGAAAAGCCGCCGCTGATTTTGTTGACAATATGTTAGATGTGCGGACAGTTATTTCAGGAGTTGCGAATCTTATCGGAACTAAGCTTATTAAACAGTTTAATAAAATGAATGGCCGGTTTATAAAATGGTTTGTGACAAATAAAAAATTAATAAAACAGAATATTAATCTATATTTTGATAAATTCTTAAAAGTCGTTACTGGCGTTTTCAATGTCGTAAAAAGAGTTGTGGGCGTTGTCATGAGCCTGGTTAATGCCATGGGCGGCCTTAAAAATACAATCATAGTAGTTACCGGATTATTGCTTACCATGAATGCCTCTGCCCTGTTGATGCCGATACTGTTAGTTGCGGCTGCTGTCGGATTAGCTTTTATACTTGAAGATATTATCAAATTTGCGGAAGGCGGGGATTCTGCTGTCGGACAATTGGCAAAGAAATTTCCTGTGCTTGATGCGGCTTTGAGAACTCTGCTTGATTTGCTCGCTATGGCAAAAGAGGGTTGGATATTAATTTTTACAGAGGGTTGGACTGCTCTTACTGATTTAAACGACATGATAGAAGAACTCGGTATAAGCATAACTAATTTTTTTATCAGACCTTTAAATTATGCCATCGCTCTCATTAATAAAATACCTGGCATTGATATAGGTTCGATTGGAGAGGCTGGCAGGATAACAGGGCAAGGGAGAGCACCGGGATCAACATTAAATAATAATTCCATATCAAGCAGCACGGTAAACAAGCCGACCGTAAATATAAGCATTCACGGCGGCAACATAGACCAAATTAAACATACCATCAAGGATGTTTTAAATCAGGAATATTCTGGCGCCGAAACAAATCTGGGTTCGCAGGGAGAAAGCTAATGTCGATTGCACAGCTATTTTTCCGAAAGGGAAATTTTATAGAAGAAATTGAACTTGATGTAATTATCTCAGAGGGTGCGTCTGCAACTGTGAGAGTAACGGAGAATCCTGTTGAATTTGGGGCCAACATGAATGATCATATCATTGTTGAACCTATGGCTTTTACGATGTCAGGAATTGTCAGTAATATTAGTTCGAGCACAATTGGACAATTTACGAGAGTGCCGACTGTTTTTACACAGGGAACATCTAAAGCAAAAGAAGCATGGGAGGCACTCCTTGAGTTAATGGCCAACAAAACAATTTTTGATTTAAAACAGGGATTAAAAGAATATCCAAATGTCACCATGCTTAGCATTACGGAAAATCAAGACAAAGATACCGCTAACGGTCTGTTTTTTGCAGCCACATTTAAAGAAATTATCTTTGCAGGTGCTGAAATAATAACGCCAGATCAATTCAGTGAGTTTTCAATTGCTGACAAATCAGTACCGTCTGTATCGGGTGGGTTAAAAGCGCTTGGAGGCGTATAGTGTATCTACCATTAACTAATAATCCTGAAGAAAGTTTCAATGTTTCTATTTTTGATATTGTTTATGGTTTCCGACAACTATGGAACGAGATTGGATTCTGGACTCTGGACATAAAAGATGCAGATGGAAACATACTCGTATATGGAGTTAAGCTGATAACACAAGAATATCTATTAAGGCAATATCCACAAATCCCTTTTGATTTAAGGAGCGAAAATGAAACAGATCCCGGGCGGCTTGATCTTGAATCATTTTTACTTGAGGTGACTGATAAAAATGTTTAATCGGATAGCTAAAATATTAATTCCTGACTTTGAAATAACTGATTTAAGAATCAATTTCAAGATTGAAAAAAGCCTTATCGGTTATCCAAACCTTGGAAATATAAAAATATATAATCTATCTGAAAGCAGCCGAAATGCAATTGAAGAAAAGGGTCTGCAAGTTCAATTATATGCCGGACATGCAGATACTTCCGTTCTGTTGCTTTTTTCAGGGGACATCATAAATGTTGTACATCTCAAAACTGGTCCCGACTGGATAAGTGAAATATTTGCACATGATGGAGGCAACGCTTGGAAATAAAACAGAACCGGCCGGAATCGATGCTTTTGGATTATTCAATGATTTAGTTGGCCAGATGAAAGGCATTTCAAAAGGTGTTACAGAAGGATTAAAAAATTGCTTATCTGGTAAAAGATCATTAATAAGAGAATACCAGATGTTTGGGAACATTAAAGATTTTCTTGATAAATTAGCAACTGATTGCGGTTTTGATTATTCTATTAACGATGGAGTTATCGAAACGACTCCAAAAGGTTTGCCCTTGAGCGATGTGCCGCCGGTGATAATAAATCAGGCAAGCGGCATGATCGGAAGCCCTGAAAGAACAGAAATCGGTGTTAATGTTAAAAATCTATTACTGCCTGAACTGAAATTAGCCAGGACAATAAAGATTGAATCAATAACCGAAAAAATAAATGTCGGCAATTTGTTTTTCAGAAAAGTCCCGCCTATCAGAAATAAGGGCATATACCGGATTGATAAAAGTCCCGCCTATCAGAAATAAGGGCATATACCGGATTGATAAATTAATCCATACGGGCGATACTCATGACAGTCCGTGGGAGACAGATATATCTGGACGTATCTTTTAGGATAAAATATGGAACAAAAACTTACTCAAAAAAGACTCAAAGAATTATTTAATTATGATCCAGATACGGGCATATGGACATATTTAAAATCAACTACAAATTGGATTAAAGTCGGACATCTTGCTGGAAGCATCAATAAAGCAACCGGATATCGACAAATACAAATTAATTACAAAACATACCCGTCATCAAGACTTGCTTGGTTATATATGAAAGGTTATTTTCCAGAACACGATATGGATCATATCAATAGAATACGTTCTGATGATAGATGGTGTAATTTAAGACATGTATCAAGGCGGTGTAATTTAAGAAATGTTGGCATAACAGGAAAAAATACATCGGGCATAGTTGGTGTATATAAAGATATTAATAGAAATTATTGGAAAGCCGCTATTAGAATAAATAAGAAACTTATTAATATTGGTAACTTTAAAAAGAAAATAGATGCAGTAAAAGCGCGCTGGCAAGCCGAAATAAAACACGGTTTCCCAAACTGTAATTCAACATCGAGTGCTTATTTATATTTAAAGTCTTTGGAAGGAACTTATTAACCTTGGCAGATAAAGCAACTACGTCACTTGAAAAGGTTATTCAGACCGCTATCGATTCGGCTTTAAAAGAGGTCCATACCTGTTTGCCTGCCGTTGTAACAAAAGTAAATCATACAGATCAATTAATAGATGCACAGATAACTATTAAAAGAACAATGGCCGGGAAGCTGGTAAACCTACCTTTGCTTGTCAATGTGCCGATAAGATATTTACGGTCAAGCACTTTTTCAATTACATTTCCGATTGAGGTAGGTGATCATGTAGAAATAAGATTTTGCGAAAGATCAATTGATACATGGCTCACGCATGGCGGCATTCAGAATCCTTTTGATTTTAGAAAATTTACTTTAAGTGATGCTTTTGCTACGCCTGCCATGTATCCACAGACAGACGTTATACCGAATTTTGACCCTGTAAATTTGGAAATAAAAACAAAT